GTTTACACCTCTATGAGGTTCGATTGATGCCGTAAGCATCAGCTCACAGCTTAACTGTGCCTGACCCTTAGCGAGGGACGCCATCAGGTTAGCTACGCGTCTGTCAAGCGCGTGTTGGTGTTGCGGTTTGACAAACCGCTGTCAGCTGGTTCTGGCTGATCACCACAGCTGGCAACATCCGATCCGCTTAGGAGGTGTTTCATGGAACTCCATGCGAGGGCTGGGATCGATGATCTCGGTATCTACCTCAGCAGAGGCAACGAACGTAAAGTTGCTAATGCAATCGCCGCTCTTAGCAGAGCTGTCGAACGTGTTGCCATTGATTACTCAATGGATCAAGCGCTCGGAGATCTGTCAAAAGAGCTAAATCCAGAAAGGGACAATCGGAGTGTCACCGACCCTGAATGGGTGGAGAAAGGGATTGCCGGATACGGCTGTCCAATACATCCAACCCAACATCCTGGATTCACGTCAATCTTCACCGTCTCCGGACACGGAGAGTGTACCTGCCGAAGAACTCGAAGTAAAGGCGCAAAGGTCACCCTTACGACTGGAAGCCCCGAAAGAAGTCAAGTTTCAACCGCCGGAAGACCTCGAGGACGACGAGGTGGTGGTGACGACGAGCAAGGGAACTCGTCGAGTGAAGGTCGGACAGGACATGTCGGGACTGGACATGTATCTAATGACCCTCGCCAACTTGACAGGCGAACTACACTGGCCAATGGATATGTACACGGTCAGAGCGGAGCCGCATCTCGTACACGACCCTACGAAACCGATGCCTACAAGGGCGCCATTCGTTCGGTCTATGACAGTGCAGGTGCTAAAACGCGAGGGAGACTCCCTCTCTCAGTCGCTGAAGTGGTGGAGAGTTACATCCTACCTTCTTCTTACGCTGGGGCTCCTCTGTTCGCTCGCAATGAGCTGGTCCTGGATGCCGGGACACGACTTGCTCACCGAATTATCAACGAAGGCCGGGGGTTTGATCCCTATGTGTTTGGCCGTCGTGTTCAGCCTGGCGCTGCTGGTCCAAAGACTCGGTTGGTTTGGATGGCGCCGCTTCCTACGACTATTGTGGGGACGCGCTACAGCAAACGAGTCATGGAAGCGCTTTCTCGCCGCAGACCGTTTGTATGGGGTCTTCGGGGGCATGAACAGGGAGCAATCATCAGCGAAATCGAGTCGCGATTCCGATATGTCTACTCGTTAGACTTTTCGAAATTTGACTCAACAATTCCTGCTCGCATGATTGATGACGCTTTCCGTGTGGCGCGGACGCATCTAGATCTTGATGAAAAGGAAATGGGCGTATGGCGAAGGTACGTCAACGATTTCATCCATTCGCGTATTATCGCTCCAGATGGACATGTGTACCAAAAACATCGTGGTGTGCCAAGTGGTAGTGCGTTTACTAGCATTATCGATTCGATCGTTAATTTGATCCTTGTCTCCTACATGTTTGAGAAGGTCACTGGACACTCTTTGAGTCACGACCGCGTGCTAGTGATGGGTGACGACGTCATAGTTGGTTCCAACACTAGGTTGGATAAAGGCCAGCTAGCGGCAGCGGCTAGTGATCTGGGCTTTGTCTTGAGCGTTGAGAAATCTACGATCACAGACACGTCGCGCGAGACCAAGGCGTTTGATGAAAATCACACGCATTTCTTGGGACACTGGTGGGTTCACAGTCAACCCCACCGTCCTACGAAGGAACTTCTTCAAAGGATGGTATACCCTGAAAGACACAAACAGCGCGTTCCGGGTGAGCACCTCGTCAGAATAGCTGCTTACGCCATGACGTGCCGTGAGGGTAGGGAACTCCTCGGTGCGGTGTTTCCACATCAAGACGTAATACAAAGTTACATGCGTCTTGCGGATTCACTTCAGTTATCAGGATGGAACGATGACGATGACGTCTCTGATGTTGACCTACCAGGTCAATTAAGACAGCGGCGCCGGGTTGAAGGTCAGGATATCGAATTGCCG